TACATCCCGCCACGCAACGGGGTAGAGGAACTGCGCCAACGCGCTCTGCGATGCGCCGAACCTCTGAATGTGATGAAACCCGCTCGGCTGGAGAAGGTTTCCGTAGTTAGAACCGTTAGGCATCTGTCTGCTCCTTTCAGGTCACTTTAGTCAATGCCTTTTCTTTTCGTTGGTTGCGCCGTCGCTCGGCGCGGCTGAACTTTGCTCGTATCTCCTCACCTTTCCCTTCCGGTGTCTCTTCGTTCATGGCACACTCAACCCGCCAGACTGTTCCCCGCCGTTCGAGCTTCATGGGTTGGGGCTCTAATACGGTCTGCGCCATGTCCTCCAGGCGGTAGGCGTAAGGCCCCATGTGCCCCACCCTCACGGCGGGGTTGATGTAGGACGTGAAGCCTAAGTCCTTCGCCCTCTGTGAGAAGGCGTAGTCCTCAGTCAGTTTGATTAGCCCCATATCCTTTGTGTCGTAGTGCATCGTCTCGTAGAAGTCGTAGAACGCCCTCTTGCCGTCTCTCTCATGTAAGAGAGGCATCGTCTCCGCCATCCTCTCGAACACCCTGCGGTGAACCGCTAGACAGCCAGTAGCTACCCACTGGACTGGTTTTGGTGTCGGGTCGAAGGCGAACTCAATCACCCCTCCGTCGTTGAAAAAGGTCGCTGGGAACGTCCTCGATGTGGAACGGCAGATATACACCGCGCCCACGATGTCGTACCTCTCGGCCTGTTCGCACATCTTGTCGATGACGTCCTTCTCGAACTCGATGATGTCGGAGTCAAGCGAGAGGTGAACGTCAGCGTCGGTGTGACGAAGAAAGTATGTGGCTGAAATGCCCCGCACCCGCTCCATGCAAGCGTCTCCTATCTGGGGCCAGTATTCATAGTCCGGGTCTCGGAGCAGCGGCATGAGCGCCTTCATGTGAAGAGGCTCTACCGAGCGCCAAATTGCGGAGCCGATGTAGACCTTCATGCGGTTACGGGCTGGCACGCGTGGTCGGCTAGCTTGCCAATAATCTTGCCGCCGCAGGAGTGACACGAAGCTACTTCAGCGGTTTTCGTCTCCACCACTACGTCTTCGACTTCCGGCTCCGCTTCGTACTCGTAAGGAATCTCTACACGGGCGTCGATGGCGTCGAAGTCGATGCCAACTCTCTCTCCCCACTTCAGAAGGGCCAACCTGTCCCACTTGTGCATGATGGTGAGGTGATTCCCCATCGACTTGATGGCCGAAAGGATTACCTTATCCCCGTCTCTCAACTCCGCGAACGGAGCGCGGGAACACTCTGGACACTGGTACTGGATAATTTTGATCGGCGGCGCAAGTTGAGGGAACTTCATCCCTTTAATCGGTGGATCGATATGCCAGCGTAGCGCTACGATCTGCGAGATTGGAAACTCCGCTGGGCCGTCTGGATGGCGGAGGATAGGCCCCCAGACGCTTCCTGGGTCGGGGATTTTCTGCTCCCTATCCATGTAGCAAGTGATGGTCCCGTACTTAAACATGGGGGTGAAGCCCAAGATGGCTCTATCCCGCAGTTTGGTGCCGGATTCCGAGTCGCCCCAGACGATCCAGCCGTCTTCAGGCCCTCCATTACTCGGTTTGCGATAGTAGATCACCCGCTCGTCGCTCTTGCCCGTTCCCATCGAGCCTGTTGTCGGTGCCTGTGTCATACGATCAACCCTCCTGTGTCTTCGCTCTCGTGTCCTCTGGTGGCTAGAAATTGTCCCCTGACGATGAAGATGACTCCCCATCGCCAGTCTTGGTGATCTCGCAGAAGGTCTTTGTCCAGCACTCTGGGGCCGATAACCCCGTCATGCTGCCAGCCCCCGTGCGCGGCAGAGCCGAAATGTCCCTGCGGGATGAAGGGGTTACCCTCCTCGAAATTGACGAGTTGGGATGCCTTCTCCATGTCGAACTTCTCCCGAAACGGCCCCCAGAGTTCCATCTCGGTCTCTGCCTGCTGGGATACATATCCCTTGCTTTTCATGTGGCGCACAAACTCCTTCGTCTGCGACATCACGCGATTCTTGAGCTGTACGAATGGATGCAGCTCTGGCATCTTTCCTATGAGAGTGCCCCGATAGGGTTTCCCTCCCAAGCGCTGACAGTCCAGCACAAGCTCGGTGTCCACCGAAAACTTGCAGGTCAAAGACAGGGGGTGATAAATCTTCCCTGGCTTGACCTGAACTGAAGGCACTATGGCCCTCTCACGGCGACGTTGAAGTTGTCGTTCGGGGACGTGGATGCCGCCGTCTTGGGCAGAATCAGCCTCTCAGCGAACTGGTAGATCACGTCTGCCGTGGTGCCCCAGCCAAACTCCAGAGGAATCCAGTGAGACTGGATGTCAGGCATCTGTTGCATGATGAGCGCCACGCCCCGCTTGTGGCAGAACCACGAGTAGGACTGCCCCGAAGTGGAGGGGTTGTTGCTCGCCAGCGTGGAGACGTGAACCGTCGCCCCGAAGACGGGCTTGGTAATCCGACCCGTCGTGACACCCCCAGCGGGGCCGTAGTCGGCGTTGATGAACACATCCTGCTTCAACAGCGCAGCGTGAGTGCCGGGGCTTATGTAGAAGAATCTCTCACTCTCCGGCACGTCTGCGTCGTCTAGGTACTGGACGGAGCGAATCATGTTATCGGTGGTCGGGTCGGAACCCAACGCGCCGACAAGCTGCGAGAAGCTATTGGGCAGAGACGCCAGCCCCGAACTGAGATCGCCCTCAACGAACGACATCAGCGAGTAGGTGATGTTGTTGGTGTACTCAGACCGGACGGCGTGCTGGGACTGAAGCTCGGCGATATTCTCAACCAGGAAGGCGTTGTAGACCTGCCGGTTGATGGTGATGTTCTGCTGCGTCTCGGTGACGTTCGACCACGTTGCGGTGGAGTCTGTTCCCTTCGCCCGAACGGCGAGGTTCGCCCTGTCATTGATGCGGAGGATGTCGCCGTTCTTCATCGTGCTGTCGAATGAACGGTCAACGAGGTCGGCCAGCCCAACATGGGCCTGAACCGCATCCGAAAGTTCCGGATGCCAGTTCTCAGGTATCCAGTTGGCTGCCGTGCCTACATTTACTGTATTGACTGCCATCTATCTCTCTCTTTCTCGTGCCAGCATTGCGTCGATTTCGCCCGAAGACATTCCTCGACGCTCCTCCGGCGTTAGGTCTTTGTATAGTTTTTTCCCGCCCGCAGGGCTCCCAGGGGCGAGGTTCGCCCCCTTGCCCTGACGGGACTCTAGCTTCTCTCTCTCTGCAGCAGCGTCGCGGTTCGCCGTGAGGCCGCGTTCGTAGTCCTTCTTGCCGCCGAGTTCGAGGAACTTCTTAACCACGGGCTCCCAGTTGTTTGACTTCTTGGCGAAATCGAACAAGACTTCCTGGCTGCGAACCTCCAAAGCCCCCATCATGTTGCGGAGGATTTGGTTGCCCATCGCGGTCGCCCCTTTGCCCTGAAGGCCGTTTTCGTGCGCCTCCATGTAGGGCTCGCGGAACTTCTCCAACCGCGCTATGGCTTTCTCGGCCCCTTCGAGGTTGCTCGCCTCCAACTGTTCCGTCAGGTTGCCTACGATGCCGCTGAGGGTCTTGTGGGTGTTGGTGGACTCCCAGTTCTTCGTAGCTGCCACTAAACGGCCCTCAAAGTCCTCCCTCAAACGCTCCTCTATCAGTCCAGAGCGGCGCTCAAGGATGGGCTTCATGTCGTCCAGTTCCAGCACGTCGTAGGGGTCGCCCGTGAACCCAGGGACAATAGGCTCGGGCGGCGCAGGAGCTTCTGGCCCTTCGGCTGGAGTCGGCTGCGGCTCTTCGGCTCCCGTAGGAGTCGCCTGTGCCTCAACGGCTTCAGTCGGGGAGGGTAGAACCTCCGGAGTCGTGTCCGTTGCCTCTTGTGTCATGTTGTCCTCCTAATTGAAAAGACCCCCAATAAGGGGGCCATCGTCCATATCGTGATGGGGCTAGAATCTAGCTCCGGTGAATCCGATTCTCTGTGGTCTTGCCGACCGGCCCTGCGGGGTCGCGGCCTCTATCTGGCGGAAGAAAGTGTTTAGGTCAACGTTCGCCAGCCCGTACAGCGATAGCAGCCCCTGAATCTCTTGATCGTCCAGGTTCGCTCCCCCTATGCCGATCTGACGTGCTATTTTTGCAGGCGCGGGGAGGAACCCTATCCGGTTGGCCAGGTTCGCCGCGTCCGCCCTAGAGAAGTCGGGGTTGATCGCCGCCAACTCCATAAATCCCTGTAGGGTGTTCAATGGCTCCCCGAACGCCTGGAACTCTGCCTCGAAGTTAGGCGGTGGGAGGCTGAACGGCTCGGTTGAGATGGCAGGTCCCCTCTGGAAGCGGGAGAGTTGGTGGAAAGGTATGGTTCGCACGTCCTCGCCCTTGAAACCGGACTGCTGGAAGATAGGGTTGTTCGTGAATGGCCTAATCATCCCCCGTTCATCCACCACGAACACC